CTCAATCGTTGATAATTCAGAGACTTGGACATCCATTTAGGAGTAACGCATGGCAGATACCACCACCACCAACCTACTGCTGACGAAGCCAGAGGTAGGCGCATCGACAGACACCTGGGGGACAAAGATCAACACCGACCTGGACTCGGTGGACGCCATCTTTGCAGCAGCCGGCACAGGCACAAGTGTCGGCCTGAACATTGGATCTGGTAAGAGCCTGAAGCTGGTTGGCGATGTCATTGACACCAACGGCAATGAGTTGCTCAAGGTGACTGCCACAGCGTCTGCTGTGAACGAGTTGACACTGGCCAATGCAGCCACTGGTGGCGCACCGACATTGACAGCGTCCGGCGGTGATACCAACATCGGCATGAAGCTGGTCGGCAAAGGCACTGGAGAAGTCACAGCAAGAGTCAACGGCTCTGATGTCTTTAATGCGTCTAGCAACTTCGGCTTCAAAAACCGCATCATCAACGGCGCGATGGTGATTTCGCAATCGGCTGCGGGGGCGGCGGTGACTGCTAACGGTGCGTATCCAGTTGATAGGTTTGCTGTTGGCGAAGACACTACTGGGGCATACTCTGGGCAACAAGACTCATCTGCTCCTGTTGGGTTTGTCAATTCGCTAAAGTTCACCACTACAACAGCGGACGCCTCTATTGCTGCGGGGGAAACATGTTTTCTGCGTCAATTTGTTGAGGGAACCAATGTTTCAGACTTGGCGTGGGGCACAGCAAGTGCAAAGTCTGTAACGCTTTCATTTTGGGTCAAGTCTAGTCTGACTGGAAGTTTTAGTGGCGCTATAGCTAACGATGGCTACAATCGTTCGTACCCCTTTCTTTACACGATCGCTGTCGCTGACACTTGGGAGTACAAAACAGTAACGATTCCCGGTGATACGACTGGCACTTGGTTGACCACAACAGGCATTGGTTTAAGAATTTATTGGAACTTGGGCACTGGCACGGATAACACAGGAACCGCTGGTGCTTGGGTCGGCGCTGGTAATGTTGGAGCCGACAGCACGGTTGCAGTCATCGGCACTCTAAACGCCACTTGGTTCATCACAGGCGTTCAACTCGAAAAAGGCAGCACAGCCACATCGTTTGACTATCGGCCTTACGGCACTGAACTTCAGCTTGCACAGCGTTATTTTACCAAAATTGGCGATGGCGGCGTTACTTCTTATTATGCAATGGGCGTATATATTTCTGGAAACTCAGGTGGCGGCAGCGCGTTAATTAATTTTCCAGTTCCTTTAAGAACACAATCTTTTTCAGTTACAACATCTACTAATTCTACTTGGTATGCTGACAATCAAAACTTTGGTAGCAGCGGTAGCACTAGTCCAACACTAGATAACAAAGGGTTATCTAGTTTATATTTAAACTTTAGTGGTGGTAGTGGTGGAACTCTTGGGGCATCTGGTAGGTTATTGGCAAGCGCAACGGCTAATTGCTTTGTAAACATAAGTGCGGAGCTATAAATGTATAAACTTTACAAAACTTCTTTAGGTCAAGATGGCGTTTTACGAACAAATACTGATGGTTCAGTAACTAGCTTTCTTTGTGAACCTGACAACACCGACTACCAAGCCTACCTCGCGTGGCTGGCAGAGGGCAACACGCCCGAACCTGCTGATGCGCCATGAACCAGATAGACGCAACAGATGCTCGGCTTGCAACGCATGAGGAAGTCTGTGCGCTGCGCTACCAAGCGATCCAGAAGAGCTTTGAATCAGGCAGCAAGCGCATGAGCCGCATTGAGTACATCCTCTATGCTCTGATTGCGGTCACGCTGCTTGGCCCAGGGTTTGCTGCCGAGATGTTGAAAAAAATCCTCATGTAGTCATGGACGCGCTGCCGCCACCACCGCCAGCAGCACAAGCCCCAGCACCGGTCTTTGAGTGCGTCAGGTGGTCATGGTCATCTGATAGGCTCTTGGTTTGGTGTTTGAAGTGGCGGGAGAAGGGCAAGCCAGAGCCAAAGAAGGTAGCGGAAAGTGATTGATCCACTCACGGCCCTAGCAGGCATACAGGCAGCAGTTGCGCTGATCAAGAAGGTCAGCAAGACTGTTGATGATGTGTCGTCTCTTGGCCCTGTTTTGGGTAAGTACTTTGACGCAAAGTCCACGGCCAGCAAGGCTGTTGTCCAAGCCAAGAAGTCCAAGTCCAGCATGGGTACGGCCATCCAGATTGAGATGGCGCTGGATCAGGCAAAGCGGTTTGAGGACGAGTTGCAACTGCTGTTTATGCAGTCCGGCAAGATTGATGTCTGGAACAAGATCAAGTCCAGAGCAGCAGCAATGGATGTGGAGTCTGCCCATGATGCACGGCGTGAACGCGAGGCTGCTGAAAAGCGCAAAAAAGAAGTTGATGAGGTCGTTGAGATCGTGCTGGTGACGCTTGTCCTCTTTGCAATTCTTGGGGTTATTGGGTATTTCACCTTTGGCATCCTTGAGCAGCGCGGGTGAGTTATGGCAGATGAACGCCTTGCCTTGGTGGACAAAATATTTGCCTTTTGTACATCTCCATTTCGCCTGTTCGCATTGGTGCTAATGGCCGTGCTTACTTTTGCTGGCTACTTTGTATATACAAACCAAGACCTGCTGATCGGTGCGTACAAGGAGTCCAAGAAGATTCCAACGATTGCAGAGGACAGGGTTGAGGATGCAGCAGCGCACCTGTTCAAGCAGTCTGGTGCGCTGGTGGTGGCGGTGTTCAAAGTCAATTCAATGTTTGGCACGCGCATCCTGTATCGGGCTTATGGCAAGAACGGCAGAGACAAAACGAATGACGGGCTGGATGTCGGCCTGTTCACCCAGAACGCTGCCAACAACGCCGATGTGGTGAAGCTCATGGCCAGCGAGATCCCATGCGGTGAGTACAAGTCAGCGCAGAGTGAAATGGGGCTTTGGTATATCGCCAAGGGTGTGGCGTACACATGCCGCATTTCAGTGCCACCAGAGCCTGGGCGCTTTGTCGGACAGATCACAGTCGGCTGGGCAGAAAAGCCAATCGATGAGGAGCAAACAAAGGCAATGCTGCAGATTGCCGCAACGATGTTATCAAGGAGTAAACAGTAATGGATTGGCTAAAACAAATTGCACCCACAATTGCCACGGCAATGGGTGGCCCACTTGCAGGCATGGCGGTGTCGGCTATCTCCAAGGCTATCGGCGTTGACCCTGACAAGGTGGGCGACCTGATTTCCAACAACAAGCTGTCAGCAGAGCAAATTGCTCAAGTCAAGATGGCCGAGATCGAACTGCAAAAGCAAGCGCAAGAGCTTGGCCTCAACTTTGAAAAGCTGGAGGTTGAAGACCGCAAGTCTGCGCGGGAGATGCAGGCCACCACCCGCAGCCTGATGCCCCCGATCCTTGCCGCCACGGTTACAGTGGGCTTTTTTGGCATCATGGTGATGATGTTCATTGGCAAAGTGGACAGCGCCAACCCTGCCATCCTGATGATGCTGGGCAGCCTTGGTACGGCATGGACAGGAATAATTGCTTACTACTTTGGCAGCAGCGCCGGCTCACAGGCCAAGACCGATTTACTTTCTAAGGCAGGGCCAGTGAAATGACCGAAGACCAGCTTGTCGAAATGCACATTGACCCGTCATGGCTTGAGCCACTGACGGCAGCGTTTACGAGGTTTGAGATCAACACGCCAGAGCGCCAAGCGGCATTTATCGGCCAGTGCGCCCATGAGTCAGCCAACTTCAAGACTCTGCAAGAAAACCTGAACTACAGCGCCAAGGGCTTAAACGCCACATGGCCCAGCCGTTTCCCGTCTGAAGCCGAGGCGCAGCCATTTCACCGCCAGCCTGAGAAGATAGCCAACAAGGTCTATTCTGGCCGGATGGGCAATCTAGATGAGGGCGATGGCTGGAAGTACCGAGGCCGTGGCCTGATCCAGTTGACGGGCAAGGACAACTACCGGCTGGCCTCAGACGCCTTGGGCGTGGACTTTATTGCTGACCCTGACCTTGTGCTGACCAAAGAATATGCAGCCCTTACAGCAGCCTGGTACTGGAACAAGCGCGGCCTAAACAAAGAGGCAGACGCCAAAGACTTTACAGGCATGACAAAAAAGATCAACGGCGGCGTCATCGGCTTGGCCGACAGGGTGGCGCACATCAACACGGCCCTTGGTGTTTTGACCGCATAAGGTGAAATAATCACCTCATGGCCAATGTCAAGCAACAGTTAGAAGTTCCGTCTATACCCTCTTTGGGCTTTGCGCCCCAAGCGTATGAGCGCAGGTACTTTGCCGAAAACAATGGTGCGCTAAACAGCTACTTTCGCAGACTCATCAGCACCTTGGGCGCATTGTTTGGCCCACAGGGCGGCAAGTTTATGAACAACCCGCATGGGGCTTTTCAGGACAACACCGACCAAGTGGCGGCTAACACCACCACGGCCTACCCAATTGCCTTTAGCACGACAGACTTTTCAAATGGCGTTACTCTGCAAAGCGGTAGCCAGCTTGCGGTGGCGATGGACGGCATCTTTAACATCCAGTTTTCGGTGCAGCTTAAAAATACAGACAATGATGGTGCTGATATTGACATCTGGTTTCGCAAGAACGGCACGAACATTGCCGACTCTAACAGCCGGTTTCATCTAGGCCCAAGAAAATCATCAGGCGACCCAAGTCACTTGATAGCGTCATTGAACTTTTTTGTCAGTCTGGCCAAAGATGACTATGTGCAGATTGTCTGGCGCACTGACAATGTGGCTGGCAGCATTGAGCACTTTGCCGCCAGTGCCAGCCCGACACGGCCAGCAGTGCCAAGTGTCATTGCTACAGTGTCTTTTGTCTCCAACCTACCGACAATCTGATTATGTACATCCCAATAAAAATTCCACCAGGTGTTTACAGAAACGGCACAGAGTACCAAGCTGCTGGGCGGTGGCACGATGCCAGCCTTGTGCGCTGGTACGAGAACACGCTGCGGCCAGTGCTGGGCTGGCGCACCCGTTCAGCCTCTGCCGTGACGGGATCATGCCGTGCCATCATCACTTGGCGCGACAACAGCAACACCCGATTCATTGGATTGGGTACGCACTCCAAGCTGTTTGCGATGAATCAGGCCGGCACACTCAAAGACATCACGCCGACAAGTTTCAGCACTGGCTACGCCAGCGCACAGATCAATGTAGGCTACGGAAGCAACACCTACGGCAACTTTGCCTATGGTGTGGCACGGCCTGACACTGGCTCAATCATTCCGGCCACCACATGGAGCTTGGACACTTGGGGTGAGTACTTGGTGGCTTGCTCAAACCATGACGGCAAGCTCTACGAGTGGCAGCTTGGCTTTGCCACGCCGACACTGGCGGCGGTGATTGCCAACGCCCCAACAGGCAACAAGGCTCTTTTGGTCACTGCCGAGCGCATTTTGTTTGCCCTTGGCGCGGGTGGTAATCCAAGAAAAGTGCAGTGGTGCGACCAAGAGGACAACACTGTCTGGACGCCACTGTCCACCAATCAGGCGGGGGACTACGAACTCACGACACCTGGCAGCCTGATGGCCGGCAAGCGCGTCAAGGGCGTCAACCTGCTATTTACTGATGTGGATGTGCATACGGCCAACTACATCGGCGCACCATTTATCTATGGCTTTGAGAAGGCCGGATCTGGCTGTGGCCTGATCTCGGCGCAGTCGGTGGCGGCGATTGACACTGCTGCCATCTGGATGTCTAGCAGCGGCTTTTGGATTTATGACGGATATGTCAAGCCCCTGCCCTGCGATGTGAGTGACTACATTTTCACGAACATCAACTACGGCCAAAAGTCCAAGGTCTATGCTGTACACAACAGTGAGTTTGGCGAGATCTGGTGGTTTTATCCATCCAGTGGCAGCAACGAAAATGATTCGTATGTCACCTACAACTACCGCGAAAACCACTGGAGCATCGGTTTACTCGACCGCACAGCCGGTGTCGATGCTGGTGTTTTCACATATCCCTTGATGGTCGATCCAGATGGCTTGGTGTACGAGCATGAAGTCGGATTTAACTATGAAGGCGCAACCCTGTTTGCAGAGTCCGGCCCGATCCAGATTGGCAATGGCGACAATGTGATGAAGGTCAGGGAAGTCATCCCAGACGAGCAGACACTTGGCGAGGCTGTGGTTTCATTCAAGACCCGTCTTTACCCTACAGGCACTCAGTCCACATTCGGGCCATTTGCAGCGGCCAACCCGACATCTGTGCGGTTTTCTGGCCGGCAGGTCAACATGAGGGTGACGGGTGCGGTTTTGGCAGATTGGAGAATCGGGGTGTTCAGGCTGGATGCGGTGGCCGGCGGCAAGCGGTGAGTGATTTTGAGCATTTGAAGAGACTACGCCACCATGTGGAGGCTGCTTTAGAATACTCTGGAGGCACACATAATTTTGACGATGTTGCCGAGATGGTCGAGGATCACAGATTGCAGTTGTGGCCGGCCTCAAACTCGGTGGTATTGACAGAGATCATTGTCTACCCGCGACTCAAGAATTTGCATTACTTCTTGGCTGGTGGCGACCTAGATGAACTCTCACGGATGCGACCAATGATCGAATCCTGGGGCAAGTCGATTGGCTGCACCAGAGTGACTTTGGCAGGCCGCAAGGGCTGGGCAAAGACATTTTTAAAAGACGAAGGCTACAGCCCACAGTGGTCTGTACTTGCAAAGGAGTTGTAAATGGCAAAAAATGTAAATGTTGGAATACTTGGCGCTGGCCAAAAAAGCACTCCGTCTTCTAAGACGGGCGGTGCTAGTCCGTACCAGCAGATCATGGCTCAGATGCCAGCCTTTGTAAATCCGTATGCCAATTCATCCGGTGGCCCACTTGGTGGATACAACCCGAACTTGTAC